CCATTCTTTTTTATACCATTTAACATCTTATACATATCAACTATACTTACCAAGGCGATCGCACCGTTAAAGATGGTCGCTTTTACCCCAATTGAAATAGGCATACTTTACTCTCATATTAAAATTTAGCGCTTCCTCCGCCTCGCCCGCTTCGCCGCCCGCATCGCCGCCCGCCTCGCCTTCATCTGCATCCGCCTCATAGCCGCTTTCCGTTTTTTCGCATTCATTCTCTTGAGGTGCGCCCTAGCAGCAGATTGAGCTCGAGCCCTCGCGGCATTGGCCCTAGCCTTAGCAGCCCTCGCAGCATTCGCCCTCGCAGCTCTTGCTGCTGCCACCGCCCGAGCCCTCGCAGCATTCGCCCTAGCCTTAGCTTGAGCCCTCGCAGCATTCGCCCTTGCCCTCGCAGCGTTGGCCCTATCCCTCGCAGCATTCGCCCTAGCCTTAGCAGCCCTCGCGGCATTGGCCCTAGCCTTCGCAGCCCTCGCCGCTGCTGCAGCCCTTGCAGCATTGGCCCTTGCCCTCGCAGCATTCGCAGCATTCGCCCTCGCTGCTGCAGCCCTCGCTTGTGCCGCTCGTGCCTTCGCTGCCCTTGACGCCGCCGCCGCTGCATTTGATCTCGCCCTAGCTGCATTGGCCCTAGCCTTAGCTGCCCTTGCATTTGCCCTAGCCCTATCCCTAGCTACCTTAGCTGCCCTAGCCCTCGACGCCTCCGCTCTAGCCCTCGCCGCATTCACTCGATTTGTCTCCCTAGCCCTCGCAGCCGCGTTCCCACCGCTACCACCCTTGTTCATATTAAAATATAGAAACATTGAACTACTACAGGAACATACACATACAGCCAATGCAAGTATCCCATATAACTGATAATTTGGTTTTTTTGGTGCACCAAATCCTTGTTGCATGCCCTGCTGCATGCCTTGCTTATTTATAACTGATATTAAATATTAACAACTTCCCCAAGATTTACCGGGATCGGTACACCCAACTTTATGTGCTTTATCAGCATCATTTCCCTGCCACCCACCATCGGGTTTATTATAGAAAAAGCATGTGTTTCTCCAAGGGGCTGACGGGTGTGCGTCTGTGCGATACCCCGTACCTGCGTAGCCACGTTGTCTCGCATATGCTCTACATTGAGCTATGGTTTGTTTGGGTCTACCACGAGGGTCTCCTATTCCACCGGACCTTCCCCACCAGCCACCACCCGCATGCCCTTGCAACATATTTCCACTGGGTCGAATGCTCACCCTATAATAGGACATCATAGAACTACTGCAACAGCAAAGACATACAATCAACGCAAGTATCGCATACAGTTGATAATTTGGTTTTTTTGGTGCACCAAATCCTTGATTCATCTTGTTTACTTATAACGAATAAAAAAGTATTGGCTTACATTAGAAATGTCCCTCGACGATACACCAAAAAAAGTTCAGTACGTTGTGCTGGACTCAACTTTCGTGAATGGTACTAACAATACATTTTCTTTAGATCTCACCCTCAAGTCTAACACCCATGTGGAGGATATGAGTCGAGTGCTTGGTATTAAGATGGTTGATTTTTACATTACACAGGTTGGTGAGAATAGTTCAAACTTAAACACCGACATCGCCAAATTCGTCGATATCGTGTGCCCTGAAATCCCTAAAGTAGCTCAAATGCTTGATGAACGACATGGACAGATACTGGCAAGGATACCCCTAGAAAGACATTTTACGGGGAGTGATGAGATCGTTTTACGAGACAAACAATGGAAGAGTTTTAATAGACAAACAAACTATTTCAATCCAATCTCTATCAAACAATTAAACTTTAAAATGTACGAACAACAAGATGATGGGGATTATACATTACTTCAACCAGATGCTAAATGGTACATGGTTCTAGAGATTACCACAGTGAATGTGAAAGAAAAACCAAGGGATCGAGAACTGCAAATTCTCATAGCACTCGATAAACTTATTAAAAAAATAGACTTATTGAATATAAATGTTCAGAAACTCCCAGATAAACCTCCATTGGAAGGATCTAAAAAAATACCATTCGGTTTTCTGATTGCAATTTTAGTATCATTCTTTGGTGGTTTCCTATGGTGGATAAATAAGAAGCCAGTATAAAGAATAATATGTTACTGAAGTATATATGGGTATCGGATTTTTACGTGTTGTAAAAATGACGGCCATTGCAGGGAAGAGATTTTTATACATAGGGAGAAAACATGGTAAGAAGGCTATATCAGCCAGAGTCTCCCCCTACATTATCGATATTATGAACAATCCAATAATATCATATGATCATATACATACCATATGTAACATGATGGTAGAAACAGAACTACTTGCGGGTGTAATACGATTTGTTTCTGTCATCATGTCCATACAGAAATTTATACCTAAATGAGTGTTTATCATTCTTCACCGTAGAGTTCATCCAATGTTTCGAGAATTTCTTGTACATCCTTGAGAGCGGATTTAGTGGAGCGTATGTTCCACTTCACCAATTGCTTCATTTTCTTATTTGCAACATTGTATTTAACAATTTGTTCTCGTAAATTAGCATCAGTAACCTTTTCAACTTTAGGTGTTTCCATAGCAAATCTATGAGGTCGACTTGAAGCACCTGTGGAGTGCTGGCGCCAATGACGTTCTTTGTTATTTTTTACTTTTACTTCATTATTCTTCTCAGCCGTGTTATAAATACGTGTCGGTGCACAAGCAAGGGCAATCATGTATTTATAATAGGGATATTGACTTTATGTATATTTAGGTATCTAAGCCTTCTTCTTGGGGGCGACAACCTTCTTAGGGGCCACCTTGGATGGGGTGGCGGCGGGAGTGGGAGCGGGAGCGGGGGCCGCCTTCGCCTGAACGGGGGTAGCGGAGGCGCCGGCAGGGCCTTGGGGACCAGTGGGACCAGCGGGACCGTGGGGACCAGTGGGACCTGGGGGACCAGCGGGGCCTACACCACCACTTCCACCACCAGAAGGTGCATCAATCATCTTGATAAGAAGCTGGTAAAGGCGAGTTTTGTCAAGGCGGGTACGCTGGAGTTCGTCCTCAATTTCTTTGCGTAAAGGATTCATAATACTATATATAAAAGAAAGATTATCTTTATACTAAATGATAATCATTGGGCCGAAGCTCCTCACGGGTATCGGACAACACGCAAACAAATATGTAAAATTATTCCTTCCCGACTGTGGATATCACCTAATTGGAAGTGAACTTCCTGAGAGTGAACATGGTCTCGTGTTTACTCTCCCAATCAAGGATCACCTGGACTACATCACATATGCCAAAACTCGGGTGAAGAATCTCGCCTGTATGACCGTTTGCGAGACGGAGACTGTTCACGAAGACTATGGGTTGATCATGAAAGAGTTCAAGAGGGTTGCCGTTCCGAGTGAATTCTGTAAGAGGGTTCTATCAAAACAATTCCCTGATAACGAGTTCTATGTAATCCATGCACATATCCCACCACCCCCCGAAAAACCCTATACGTTTTACCATATAGGAAACATAATGGATCCTAGAAAGAAATTCCGTGATATTATACAAGCATTTGCCCGATTGAATGAACCCAATACCCGTCTAGTTGTCAAAGCAACTTGTAATCAAGATGTTGATATTCAATTTCCTAGAATTAAAGTTATTAACGGACTCATTTCAGATGAAGAAATGGATAAACTTCATAACGAATGTGATTGTTATGTAAACTTTTCACATTCTGAGGGGGTGGGTATGGGTGCCGTAGAAGCTGCGATGCGAGACAAACCTGTGATTATCACAAGTTATGGTGGTGCTTCCGAATACATTAATACACCTTATACTATTGACTGTGGACTTCAGGAGTTGGAGAGGGATGATTTCCTCTTCAAAAAGGGTATGACTTGGGGTAAACCAAATTTCGACCAACTCTTGGAGTTCATGAGACATGCGTACGATAATCGTGTTCGTTATATGAACCACGAACATACTAGGAATCTAGTGGGTAGAGAGAATGTATTAAAAGAATTCATCTTGAATGTAGTTGGTTAAAAAGACGATTAAACCGGTGATGATAGTACCATGCATCATCGAATCCCTTTGGGAAAGTAAAGTGAGAACGACGTCGTCTACAAATTGAATACCGGTAGGTTTCCTGAAAACACGAGGGGCGAGGACAACGATACTGAGGTAAATTGTCATCGCGATTATGACTGGTCTGAGAGCTTCTTCGTCAAGCATGATCTTTATATTACTCGTCTATTTTAATTTTCTTTACTATCACTTTAGCTCCCAACTTTAATGGTTTGGGATTATGTTTTTTACAGAAATTACCACAAGAAGCTTTAAACCCACAAGGCTTCCCCGCCATAGTTGTCGCTGCACACGACTTTTGTATATTTGAGCGCCGCTCCGAAACAATCTCTGGATTTTTTTCAATCTTTATCAATCCCTTAGACTCTTTCTTCATTTGAATCCTGTTATAAGACATTTTCATCTTCCATGTAGCATTTGCCAAATGTAAACACTTATTATCAGGTTCACTAACACGATACATTTTCATCGTGTCAGTGAGACACTTGTTCCACATATCATCGCGAATGATTTCCATTATGAAATGATACTTACATTCATGTACCATTTCAATCACTTAGGTGGCCAATTCAGATAAGTACACATCAACTTGACCAGAAAAATCTGGACAGGAATCAGCCGTCTTTTTTGTAACCATATCTTGTACATTGGTTATATGCTCCTTGAACTTCCGTACATCTATACCAGTTGCGTTATGTATTTGAGATTCTGTGGCAATCTCCTTGGCGGCGTGTAGATAAGCTGCTGCGTAGTTTGCATTTCTTACAGATATAACAGGTGAACTGTCTTGTTGGGCTGTGGTAGCATACCGGGCAGACTGCTTAATGAGTTTGTCAATCGAATTTTTCAAACCACGTGTTTTGTTTTGCATAATCACAACAAAAACAAATATCGCAATCGCAAAATAGAAATACATATCTTCTTACGGTTACTGAAGAAAATATTACTCTACATTAATGTCTACAGACCCAGACTTGTGTGTAGTGATGGAAACCCTAGACGAATACAGAAATGAACTACCGGAGGGAACATACATACGAGTGTGTACATCTATCAAAAATTTACACAATAAACTAAAAAAACCAAAAATAGTTTTACCTCGGCTAAAAGAAATTTGTGTACCGGTAGCTGTAGCAACAGTTATGGAAATACTGAAGAGAATATTTTCCCGAACCTAAGTCCTGGTTTCACTGTAATGAAAGTAAAAAATCAAATGACTACACTCAAAACACTTCTTGACGCAAACGTGATCAGCCCGGGTGTGGGGGTCATCACCTTATTATATAAGGATCGCACGACAGTAGCTAACCTCCTTGATGATGGTACTATTGATTGGGGGGGTCAAGTTTTCACATCGTTGTCTACATTCTCGTTGATATGTAAACGGTCGATTACTCACAGACTCACTGGAGCCACTACCCTCAAAACTGATAATGGGTGGACGTCTGTTCGATACAATGATGAACTGCTTTCAGACATTCGCTCGAGATTTCTTACACCAGATCGAGTAATCAAGGATGTAGGGATATCTCAAATGAAAGGAGAGCTCAATGATCTTGTGGACGAAATTGAAATTTTACAATTGCGATTGAAATTACTCGAGTTGCAACTCGAATCTACCGAGAATGCTGAACCACCTGTACCGGAAACGGAATATGGTGTAGGGATCATCACAACCTATTTCGATGGTAGAAGTTCGAGACCCTTGTGTAGAGACCCACACAATAGTAACAAGTCTCAATATGGTATCATTTGCAGTCAACACGTGCCTGAATGTACCTGCCCGACCCACAGGGGTAAGACCTTCTGGAGAAGACTCACAGAGTCTGTACGTGTCGATCGAAACACGCGGATGAAGAAGGATGAGGACTACATGAAATCCGTTATTGGGTTATCATCCGAAGAGTACCACACTTTTCTAATGAGTAATTTCAGAGAGACATTTAGTGGTATCTTACCATATAATGTGCTTGGTAAATCTTACGCGCAATTGAGAAACGATTTATTCGTGATTGATGAAATCTTCCCTAGGTGTGAAGGTAAACACTTGGAGAATCCAAATGAGATTGCCTTTTTTTTGGCGAAAGTTTTCAACTATCGTAACACCCAAATGATCCTGCATAACAATGTTGAAGCTCGACGACATGGCGTTGATGTGAAGAAGTATAAGATGTTGATCAACTGTACAAAGAGTGGGGCGGTGTATACCGGAGCAAAAGAGAACTTTGATGAGATTGAACCGAGTCGGGAAGCAGTGTCCTATATGCTTACGTTTGTAAACGATTTCATGAGAAGAGAAACGTAAGTTGGGTCCTAGAGTTTTAATAAATCAAGTAAATATGTTTGAAGCATTCGACAAAGAGGACATGAATCAGTGTATAGACGACTGGTATTCCCGAGGAGGAAACATCGTTATAGAGGGGGATACATTGAGAAACCGATTCGCCTATAGACGAATGCCCAAGAAACCTTGGGCCACGAAGGAATGGGTCGACCAAAGAGACCTCAAATTATATACTCTCATGAAAGACCACTTTAGCCCAGAGTTCTGGCAAAAGACGCGGGCTTGTGGTTACCTCTTACCTCATTCACCTAAGTTTCACATTCTCCGTGAGTACGATGAAGTTCGTCGCGGTATAAAGTTTAGAGAGAATTGCCAAAAAGTGATAGAAAACCTAAGTTATAGCTTTGAATTGTAATATATCCAAGTAAATATGGAAAGTGTCCAAAAGCTCACCCACATTGAGCACATTCTCAAGAGACCTGACTCCTATGTAGGTCCCGTCGACCTGAATGTCGAACCGTATTGGGTTCTCAACGGTGATAACTCCCAATTTGAGAAGAATAACCTCAAGTATTCCCCAGCGCTCTTGAAAATCTTTGATGAAATCCTCGTCAACGCAATCGACCGCAACTCCACATACCCCAAGAATGTCACCTCCATTTCCATCGATGTTGATAAAATTAACGGTTCAGTGACTATCGAGAACAACGGACCCATTGGTGGTGTCGGGGTTCGTATGCATGAGAAGGAGGGTATTTGGAATCCTGAATTAACATTTGGACATCTTCTCACAAGTACCAACTATGATGACTCTAAGAAGCGCATCGTTGGTGGTCGAAATGGGTATGGGGCTAAATTGACGAACATTTATTCTTCAAATTTTTCCATCGTCATAAAGGATCATGAGACTAAACAAACATACACACAAAAATGGTCCAACAATATGACCACGTGTGAACAACCCAAAATCAAGAAACATGCGGGTGCTACATCATCCGTTTCTATCACTTTCACCCCCGATTGGAAGAGGTTTGGGATGTCCAAGATGGATTTCCCAATTTATAAGATTTTCCAAAAGAGAGTCTGGGACGCGAACATATGCACAAGCCCTAATTGTAAGATTAAGTTCAATGGGGATGTACTCCCCAAACAAAACTTTGAGGTGTACGCCAAGATGCATCAAGGTGTCGGGGAAGTGTGTACATTTTCCAATGACCGTTGGTCCGTGTGTATTGGTCCATCCGAGAATGGCCTCGAACAGGTGTCTTTTGTAAACGGGATCTGTACAACCAAGGGTGGTACACATGTAGACCACGTGGCATCTTTGATTGCGAGTGGTGTCATTGAGGATATGGCAAAGAAGATTAAGTTGAAGCCCCAGCAAGTGAAGAACACCTTCAATATCTTTGTGAAGGCGATCCTAGAGAACCCAACGTTCTCGAGTCAGGTGAAATCTGAATGCACCCTCAAAGCCCAAGACTTTGGGAGTAAGTTTGAACCACCAAAGAACTTCATCAAGAATGTTCTCAAAACGGGTATCGGTGAGGAACTCACTGCTCTCTCAAAGTTCAAGGAGATGAAGGAACTCAAAAAGACTGATGGTGCGCGCAAGTCTAAAATTACTGGGATTCCCAAATTGGATGATGCCAACAAAGCTGGAACAGCCCAATCTTCTAAATGTACACTGATTGTGACGGAGGGTGATTCGGCAAAGACATTGGCTGTCGCCGGTCTCTCTGTGGTTGGTCGTGATCATTTTGGGGTATTCCCACTCCGTGGTAAGTGTAAGAATGTGAGGGATGTTTCAGTCTCCCAACTCACATCTAACCAGGAGTTTAATGATCTCAAGAAGATCTTGGGGCTTCAACAAGGTAAGGAGTACAAGGATGTCTCAGAGCTTCGTTATGGCCGTCTCATGATTATGACAGATGCCGATAATGATGGAAGCCACATCAAGGGTCTCATTCTCAACATGATTCATTACTTCTGGCCGAGTCTCCTCAAGTTCAACTTTGTTGTGAGTATGGTAACCCCCATCATCAAGGCATCCAAGGGGTCTGACTCAAAGTCATTCTACACCGATTCAGCATTCCGCACGTGGTATGGAGAGGGGAAGAATGGGTGGCGTATCAAGTATTACAAGGGTCTCGGTACCTCCACATCTGCAGAGGCTCGGGAATACTTCAAGAAAATCCAAGAACTCACCGTGAAGTTTGATATGGATGTCATGACAGATGATTCTATTGTTCTCGCGTTTGACAAAAAGAAGGCTGATGCGCGTAAAACGTGGCTTCTTGAGAGTACCGCAAAAGATGCCACAGAGTTGGAAGTACCCTATGGACATGTCAAGCAACTCACTATCACCGACTTCATTTACAAGGATCTTGTGAATTTCAGTCTCGCTGATTTGAAGCGTTCGATCGCCCACGTTGCAGATGGTCTCAAACCGTCCCAAAGGAAGGTTATGTATTCGTGTTTCCAAAAGAATTTGACTGCCGAGATGAAGGTGGCCCAATTGGCTGCGTATGTCGCCGAAAAGAGTTCCTACCACCACGGTGAAGTATCCCTGGCAGATACGATCGTGAAGTTGGCGAATGACTATGTGGGTTCTAACAATATCAATCTACTTGAACCGTGTGGTCAATTTGGTACACGACTTATGGGGGGTAAGGATGCCTCACAAACGAGGTACATTTTTACACGGTTATCGAATCAGACTCGATCCATCTTCGATGCTAAGGATGACGCCATCCTCAACTATCTCGATGACGATGGGAGGTCTATCGAACCCGAGTTTTATATGCCAACCCTACCAATGGTTCTCGTGAATGGGACTGAAGGTATCGGTACAGGATTTAGTTGTTACGTTCCCCCATTTAACCCAAAGGATATTCGAGAAAACATTCTCAATCACATCACGGGTAAACCCATTCAAAAAATGAAACCTTGGTTCAGGGGCTTCAAGGGGCGTGTGTTTGAGCAGGATGACACGTGGATAACCGAAGGGGTTTGGAAAGTTATCAGTCGCACGATCAAAGTGTCTGAACTACCACCCGGGAGATGGACCCAGGATTACAAGGAGTATCTCGATACCCTAGTTGAAAAGAAGGTGATTGGGAATTACACAAATAACAGTACAACAGAAGACGTTGACTTTGTTATTCAGGAGTATACTGGTAAGGATATCATCAAAGATCTCAAGCTCCAAAAGACTGTTCGTACGACGAACATGCACCTATTTCACCCAACGAAGGGTATCCACAAATACCAAAGCCCGGAATTGATTCTATCAGATTTTATTGATCTCCGATGTGACTATTACAAAAAACGCAAAGCACATCTCATCGACGTACTCCAGACGAAGAGTGAAATGTATGACAACCGCGCAAAGTTTGTCACTATGGTTATCGAGGGGGGTCTCATTGTTTTTAAAAAGAAGAAACAAGAACTCGAGAGGGAAATGGCAACAATCTTTACAAAAATGGACGGGTCATATGACTACCTTCTGAATATTAGGACGGTGGAATACACGGAGGAACGTGTCGCAACCCTCCTCAAAGAGTTGAAGCAAACGAAAAAGGAACTCGAGGTCTTACGATCAACGACCCCGATGACCATGTGGGAAAATGATATTAAAAATATATAAACAATAGATAAGTATGGGTGAAGCTGCAAAGATTTCTCTCAAGGCTATTGGAAAGCAGGATACATATCTTCTTTCCAAAGACCCAGATGATTCATTCTTTAATTACAAAGATTTAATAAGACATTCAGAATTTAGAAAATATCATAGAAGTCGTAACGTAGTGAATCCTGGTCAGGTGCCTAAATGGCCACTTGGGCAGACCCTAAAAGTTGAATTCAACCCAACCAATATGGGTGACCTATTGAGTAACATGTGGTTGAGTATTACTCTACCTGGTATCACCGATGGTAATTACGCAGATCAAATTGGGAGACATATCTTAAAAAGTGTTACAATGTTTGTGGATGATATAGAAGTTGAGAAATTACATGATGATTGGGGGATTATCTATGATGAGCTTTATTTAGAAATGTCTGAAAAGGTGGCTAACCGATTCCTGGTAAATAGAAACCTTGGGTATGATGCATCTGTTGGGGCGGAGGTCTTTGCTAGGAGTAGCACAGAAGTTATTGTACCCCTACACTTCTTCTTTTCACGGAAGTATGCGAGTGATGAACACCCCACCAATAAACCGAATCGTCCATATTTTCCTATATGCTCTATTTACAAACAAAAGATTGTGTTTGAATTGGAATTCCATAACCAAGAATTTTTCACAAATACCACAGATACTCTCGAATTACAATCTTTCAATCTCGTCACAGAGGAAATTACATTGAGTGGTGAAGAACGGCAATACTTTGCTTCTAAACCTCACACCCTAACTACCGACCTTGTTAAAAAACACCCGGTCATCACAAGTGAGTTAAACAATGACAGTATAAAGAACAATCTTGTTCCATCTATACCAGTGAAGTGTTTTCATTGGTTCTTGAGAAATCAGAAGTTTGAGAATGCTGCGAGGAGTGTAGGTCTCGAACCAACCCTATTGGGGAAGATCATAGATGGTACAGCGGGTGAAGATAAATTTGGTAGAGCTGTGTCTATTTCTGGGGATGGAACCCGTTTGGCTATTGGTGGATCCCTAAATGACGCGGCTACAGAGGATACATCAGCCAATAGGGGTCATGTAAAAATATATGAATACAATGCAACTACCAGTTTGTGGGTCCAATTGGGTTCGGATATCGTGGGTACAACTGATCTAGATCAACTTGGGTTTTCCGTTTCCCTCTCAAATAATGGATCCCGTGTAGCGATTGGGTCTCCCCATAGTGCTTCAAATAAAGGTCACGTGGAAGTATATGACTACAGTGTGGGAAGTGGTTGGACACAAACGGGGAGTGATATCGTTGGTGCGACTGCCGGTATGCGGTATGGATACTCAGTAGATCTTTCTAGTGATGGTACCCACGTAGCTGTGGGTGCTCCATTTGATGACACCACTGCCACTGATTCTGGTCTTGTGAATGTGTATAAATATGCATCTAACTCGTGGACGAAGGTTGGTGCTGATATTGTTGGTGCCGCCACTCTACACAAATTGGGTACATCCGTTTCCCTTTCTAGTAATGGAATTATATTGGCAGTGGGAATTCCTGGAAATGGACAAGGTAGTGTCAAGTCATATGCACTAAGTAGTGGGAGTTGGGTAGCACGTGGATCGGAATTAATTGGGGAGGCTACCAGTGATAAGTTCGGTACATCTGTGTCATTATCCAGTAATGGTGCTAGGTTAGTTATAGGTGCCCCCGAAAACGGCACTGCTGGACATATCCGAATTTTCAGTTACAGTGGTAGTGCTTGGAGTCAAATGGGTACTGACATTGATGGTGCAGCTGCCGGGGATAAATTTGGTACATCTGTGTCATTCTCCGGTGACGGGACGAGGGTAGCTGTGGGTTCACCGGGATCTTCTTTTGGGGACGTGAAAGTGTATGTGTATAAAAATACTACATGGACTAAACTTGGTGAAACTCTCATTGGTGGTATAACAGGTGATAAATTCGGGTCATCTGTATCTCTTTCAACGACCGGATTGAGAATAGGGGTTGGACCCGATGTGACGACTGGTGACACTAGGGGTTATGCATACGCGTACGCTCTACAGACAAGTGAGGAGGAAAAGTTTCTCATGCACAATCGTTTCAACTTCTCTTCTAGTGAAAACTTTGATGAGAACACTACATTTTTCAATCCAGTGTTAGATACTGCACAATTTTTCATTTATGGAAACAAATTACCAAACGTTTCCAATACAAATCACAATTACTTCAAATATCTCGTCCCCCATAGGAATAGATTAGCTCGACCAATCAGGAATATTTATACATATAGCTTCTCGATGAATCCAATTAATGTGGAGCCCTCGGGAAACTTGGATTTCAGTAGTATAGAATCGGATAAAACCGTCTTTGAGGTGAAACTTGATACTACGAAGGTTGATATTACAAAAGACATATACACTCTACAAATGTATTACACTGGGTATTATACATTTAACTTTGAGAATGGATTCATGTCTGCCTCTTACTAAAGAGGGACCCCTTGTTAGTGCTAATATAATCAATAATATTGTTCTTGATACACCATTTGATGAAATTCAGCTGTGCCAGCGTTGTATGAATTTCTTGAGATGTCCCCGGTACGACGTATGGAAACTTTGCAGATCTGCAAAAGGGGTCAAACAGTTTTTTACTGTAACCATCCAAACTCGACTTATATGCACAATGAACGGTAAACAATTTACCGTCAGTGGTCGTGTACGTTGTGTTATTTTTTTTAGCGTAATTCGTGATAAACCATTCAAGGTTTCTCAGTGAAATACCGGTTGTTTTATCTAAAATGTTTAAAAGTTTAGTTCTATTCTTCTCTTCGTTATAAAAGTTGTTGATTGATGATAGTAGAATATCTGATTTACTCATTAGTAAATAATGAATTCATATCTCTAAATACATTTGAACGAATACAAGCTGGACAATCTGGAACAAAAACGCGTTCGGGACCATGGGTATGGGAATTCATACTGGAAATGTCTCTTTGACGAATAATCCTCCCTTGGGACACATGTTTTCCACAATATCCTTCATGAAGTCCCTTGAATGTGCATCTATGACCATCAGATTTAGTACCCTTACATGTCAATCCAGTGTAAACGTCGGGTACATCTCTAAGTAGCAGGTCGAGAGATATACCATGTTTTTTTGAGACGATTTCTGCATATTCGTTCACGATCTCGCTTATACGCAGTTTCAGTTCTTCATCGAATATGTGCATAATTTTATCATACGACGTCATTGCTTACTTCTATCTTGTTCGTATTTTTTAAATAGGTCTTCAATAGAATTAGCCTTCTCTAAATTAGACTTTAACCGTTGTTTAAGTTCTACGATTGTACCGTCAGATGCGAGGTTTCGATTTTTACACTCCTCCACAAGTTCACCCTTTTTCATACCACTAAATGTCGGTTCTTTCTTCTTTTTTGGGGGTTGATGTTGATTGATGATTTCACCGAATATTTCATCTTTCGTGTTTTCAAATAGGGGGTCTAGAAGATCACACACCGGGTTTAAAAACTTATTCTCGAAATAGTAGTGATAGTCTACTGGAATTTCATTTTCCGCAACGTATACGGGATCCTCTGATTTTTCGAAAGCTTTGGCTTTGGGATCACCCGTCTTTGTCAATATGTAAGGAACGCGGTCACCAGATTGTGGTTCAGACCCAGGTTTCCTCTCACGCATTTTACGAACCACTTGGACGTGTGCCTGGTTAATGTCATCAATTTGGGAACTCATAATCGATACTGGTACACCATTAACCTTGTAAGTGTCCGATAGACCTTGACTCAATATCAATTTTTCATTGGGTATATCACCAGATAATAACTCAATCGCACGCTCCCTCGCAAGTTCGAGGGGTGGTCCAGGGTCATTTGATGTCAATATAACATCTAGCAATTCCTTACACACTTCCCTCACGTGGGGTGTATTATCACGACGAACAACTTGGAGACCCTTGATGTCGATATAGTCCATGTTCATCTTCCCATCCTTACCCTTTGTCCAAAGTTTCGCGGCGTAACGTTTCTTTGAATAGAGGAAGTAGGGCCAGTACACCTTTTCAAGCTCCAGATTGTTGGGTTTTTTGAAAAGAGAGCTACATTCTTCTGCAGCGCGTTCTCCCAATTCCCAGCTATACTCGATAGCCTCCTCACCTTTACGATCACCGACATCAAACTCAACCATCACTGAATCTGTGTCACCATACCTCACCTTCGCACCCGGGAAATGTTCCTCTACGTACGCTTTGGTCTCCTCAATCATACTACGCCCTCGAGAAGTTGTTGTAGAGGCGATAGGTACACAGGGTAGAATACCCTTCCCAGCTCCAGTAAAACCGTACACAGAGTTCATAGAAATCTTGTACGCCAATTGTTTACCATTGTATACTTCTTTCATAGATCCAGTAGCAGCAGCCATATCCCGCTTAGCTTTTTTACGGAATTGTTTGAGTTCTAGGAGAATACTGGGTAAAAGACTTGGCACACCTTGGGCGAATTTATACGTTCTATCCCCAATTTTGAAGGTTTCATACACAATCCCAGGGATGTTACCATATCTCTTTTCATCCATCACGTATGTAGAGTAACATAGATTATCCGCCATCATGATAGAAGGGTACAAGGCTTCAAAATCGAGAGCTGTAATTGGTGTATAATATGCACCCTTTTGTGCATCGAGAACGGTCGCACCCTCATAAGGTTCCTCGGGTATAGCTCCATAACGAATCGTGGGTACCATAAACCCTAATTCCCTTGCCTTTTTTGTAAGCTGACTGAAAACCTTAATCTGCTGCCCCCTCTCTACAAGGAAACATAGGGGGACCCACGTCGCTTTAGCCATCTCCAATAAGTTCAAAAGTATACACATTTTCTTCATCAATTTATGTGGGAGTAACGTATCCTTGATACAATATTCAGCAACCTCCCCAAGTTTCACGGGATTCTCTTCTATGAAGCGGGCAAACATTTCTTTTGGGGGCATATCAATTTTCTGATCCCCGAGATACAACTTCGATACGTTATTCAAACTGTAGGAATCTAGTTTATACCCCTTCTTTACTTCGTGAAACATATCGAAAATGAAACGCCCCGACATTGGGAGTAGCTTCAGCATATTATCACCAAGTGCACTCGAACTGAGTTTTTTTAGAGAAAGTTCACAAGTCTGACTCTTCAATTTACCCAACTTGAAAAAATTCGGGTTACACCCCAGTAAGTGCGCTCGTTTATAAATGTATTGGAGATCGAACCCGAAAATATTCCAACCCGTTAAGATGTCGATATCCTTTTTTTGTACGTATTTTTGAAATGCTTCTAACATCGCCTTCTCGGTGTCAAAACTCACGACGTCCGGACCCTCTGTGTTCTTGTAGCATAGACACACCTTTTCATAAGGCTCATCTTCACCAAATTTACACAGTGAAACCGCGATTTGAAAGCAAGCATCCCCAATAACATCAGGATCTGGGAATTTTCCAGTGGAACTGTTACATTCTATATCAAATGATGCCACGACGAATGGGGCGATATCATCACGTTCAACTGGTTTGAGGGTGTTCCACTTGTTACAGTATAGATCTATATCCACATTAGAAAGATATGACCGGACACATTCATCCCCACTGTCAATCCAACCAGTCGATTGAATACCAGTTCGATGCATCAGGCGAAGTACAGGGTCCAGGTTGGACTCATACACTTTCAACTTGATCATACCAGTTGAGAGAGTTATAAAGTTCTTGAGGAAGTAATCCACACGCCGTCTCATGGACAAATTGCGGAAGTCAACTTTCATAAAACCAAACTCCTCATTGTTTTGAAATCCCCAGACATCTTTCGATTTCATCACAGAGTAAGATACCAAGGTTTCAGGACATTTTCTATCGATAACATCATAGATTTCTTGAATCATCTTCGGTGTAGCACCACGCGGGAGTTTGATGAAAAAGTAAGGTGTGAATGAGGTGGTCACACACACAGACGCGCCATTCTCCATCTTACCAAAAATACTCACCAAATGTTCTTCCTCCACATCGCGTGCTTCCCAAGTCAATGCCTGGAAAACTACCATCCCTTTTATGTATACAATGACCCAAAATTTTAATATCATTTATTAATAAATGTCAGCTGCTTTAATCGATCTTGTGTCGGTGGGTGCCCAGGATGTGTACATCACTGGTCAACCTGAAGTCAGCTTCTTCCGTCAAAACTACAAGCGACACACCAACTTCTCGATGAAGCCCGAGCGCATGGACTACATCGGTACATTCGCTGCCAACAACGAGGTTGCCATCCCTATTCGTTCCAAGGGTGATCTCATGAGCTATATTTGGATTGAGGCCACTGGTATTGCGGCAGTGCAAACCAACACCACGGGTCTATTCTCCCAAAATGCGGCTGCCCCCACCGAATTCAGTCTGTGGATTGGTGGCCAAAAGGTTAGCGAACTCGATTCCCTTTTCATCCAAGGTGTTCATAACCCCCTCTTGCGCGACTCAGCTGCGAAGGCGGCTTCCGCGGTTACTACAAACAACAAGAAGGCCAACCACGGTGGGGATCACTACATGCTCCCATTCTTCTTTGGTGAGGACTGGACCAAGTGTCTCCCCCTCGTTGCGCTCCAGTACCACGATGTTGAGATTCGCATCAAGTGCCGTGATGGTTTCACCCCCGGTAGCACCCCCAAGGTGTGGGGTAACTATGTGTACCTCGATACCGAGGAACGTTCTTTTTTCACCGATAATGAGCATGAGATTCTCATTACCCAAACGCAACACCAATTGGCGACCAAGACTGACACCGAATTCGATTTGAGCTACTTCAACCACCCAGTCAAGTCCCTTCACCTTGTCTCTGGTAAGGCTACTGGTAACGACTGGGACTCTGAATTCACATTCGGAAAGTCGTCCCTCTACATTAACGGTGTCGCTCTATTCGAGGAAACCTCCCCCGTGTACCATCACTCGGTTGTCCCCGAAATGCACAGTACAGATCTCCCCGACGATATTCTCGAGGATCTCCCAACCTTCACTTGGCCATTCTGTGTCAGCCTCAGTAAGATGCAACCCACTGGGACTCTGAATTTCTCGCGCATCGATAATGCCAAGTTGACCGTGACAACCCCCACTGGTGGTAACGCACTTCATCGAGTGTACGCCGTCAACTACAACATTCTCCGCATCAAGCAGGGTATGGGTGGTGTTGCTTTTGGTAACTAAGTGGAACTGATAAATTGTAAAAAGTATATAAAAATGGTTAAATCTTCCTCACGACCCCAAAAACCCTCCAAGTTCGTAGTAGACCTTGGACCGGGAATAGACAGGATCGTCAAGAAGACACTCGAAAAAAAAGATGCGAAAATCAAAAAACAAAAATTGATTATTTTGGCTCTCCGCTCAATGGGTACCAAGGTCGATGATACGAAGGTTGTTATTTCGGGGTTGGAACGAGAGAGGATACAACTCCGAAATGACAAGGAAAAGCTACAAGAGCAACTGATAATGTTACAGAAAGTAAATATCGAGATGGAAAACAAGTTTAGAACACTCGAAGCTCGTGGTGATTCACTCGAGAGTATTTCCAATCGGCAACGTGCAAGTAACGCCGGAATAAGAAGCGTTGCGTTGAATAATGCATTTAAGAATTTGAGAAACGGTTATTCTCTCTCAAGAATGCAACCTCGCACTAAATCTATCATTCAACAAGCGGGACGATGGGATGAAGCACTCGCACTTTCCAAGAGAACGGCACAGATGAAGCTATGTTAGTCCATTTTTATACTTACTCGATTTTCTAATAACCGATCTATACGTTCCTTTTCTCTCCTCATAAAAATCGAGAATTCTTTCACTTCCCCTTGAAGCTTGACTTTACCAGCCTGTCTAACCCATATAGTTTGTTCAACCCTAACCATATCAACGCAAGACATTTTAGTGTCCGGTGCATTACTGTGGTATATCGCGAGTGCCGTTGCATCTTTACGAGTTTCTTTTGGTAGAACATCCCTTTCATCACATATAACTACATGCCCCCCAGAATACCCTGCAACATGCATCCACCAGTATTTAGGGGCACTGGCTAATGTCAATTCATCATTTTCTTTCGCATTTTGACCAACCTTAATTATCGTACCATCGAGTGATGTGTATTCGAGCATAATTAGTATTATATTTTTTTCCTTATGTTGTATTAATGCACGTCGTATTACAACCCAGTCCTTCGATTACTCACAAGTATAGAGTCACCTTACCAAGTAAGAGAACTATAGACTTTGGTCAAACAGGGGTTCAATATTTCCCGGACCATCGTAACCCCCGTCTTATGCGTGCACAACTTCTTAGGAAAGGTGCTATCATTCCTAAGGAGATGCGAATAGAGAGGGATCAGTATCAGATACAGAGAGATATGCTACAAATCAAAGAAAGTACCCAAGAAGATTGGGAAGATTTCTTCCGGGCTGAATATTGGGAGAGATGGATATTACATACTTACCCTAATGTGGATAAGGCTAAATTATATATGACTATGAGTCAAGGTATACTTTTTATGCCTACACCAGAAGATTTATGGTTTTCTAATTGCCGGTAGACCCAAAGCCATCAGAGCCACGTTCAGTGTCCTCGACAATACTAATTTCCTCAATTGGGGGAGTCTCACAACGCTCTAGAATGAGCTGCGCAATACGATCACCCTTCTTGATTTCAAAGTCCTTCAATCCATGATTAAATAGAATGACTTTAATTTCACCGGTATAATCTGGGTCAATCACACCCGCACCAACATTTATGCAGTGCTTCGCGGCTAGACCCGAGCGGGGAGCTACACGACCGTATACCCCCGGTGGAAGAACCACTGTAATACCAGTTCCTACGATTGCTCTTCCAGCCTGGCTAGGAACCATGGTATCCTCGGAGCTATATAAATCATATCCCACAGAATGATCAGACCCACGAGTAGGCACAATAGCATCGTAACAGAGCTTCTTGACCCCTAGGGACATCTACTTGTATCAAGACTCAAATCCTTAAGTCTGTGAGCATCCGTAGTATTGTCTCACGTCCCTTCAACTTGGCGTTAAATAGTGGTGTCATACCGCTATATGATGCCTTGTTGGTGTCCGCACCCGCCTCAATCAGTATCTGCACCGTTGTCTCATGACCGTATTCAGTAGCTTTTAACAGTGGTGTCCAACCAATGTCATCAGTTTTGTCAATGTCCACGTTCGCCGCGATCAGAGCCTTCACTACCCCATCATGACCGTTTCCAGCTGCCATATAGAGTGGTGTCCAACCAATATGATTACACACGTTGATGTCGGCACCCGCCTCGATCAATGCCAATACCTCTTGCACATTCCCGAATTGGGCGGCTATTGATAAGGGTGTAGTCGTCATACATGTACTCGGTCTATAATCCTTAAGTATTACTTGGCATACTTCTTCTTTTCATCATCGGAGAGAGCTCTCCACAGTTCACCAAGCCTTTTACCGATTTCTGTGAAAGACATATCAGGATTTTCTTTAACAATCTTGGGTCTCATCTTCTTGACAAAAATCATATAAGCATTGGGTTGGCGTTTAGTTTTAGTGGGCATAGTATTATTAACTTAGAAATTATATATCATTACACCCACCCGATAATCAGAATGGAATTAATCATAGATATTACTATTTTGCACTCAAAGGGTTTCGAACCCCTGACCTCAAGCTTACTAAGCTTGCGCTCTACCACTGAGCTATGAATGCGATATGCTGAGAGCGGGGTTTGAACCCGCGCGTGCGTAGCACAGACGATCTTAAGTCGTCCTCCTTAGACCACTCGGACATCTCAACCCGAATAATTTAGGCATCAAATCTTTAAGCATTTTGGGGGTGCTTCAAATGCTATACTTTCCTCGAGTTTCTTACGCTGTTGCATCTTTTTTATATCTGCACCTTGACATTCATGTTTCGTCAAGTTTATACAACTTGGACAGAAATTACCTCCACAGTATTTACAGTCGATTGGAACGCCACACTTCTTTCGACAGCGTTGACAGGGCATTACTATAGTATTACAAGTTATTTTTAAGTCTATCGAAATGGAGTTGTCTCACATATTTAGGGTTACGGTAAAACAAAGCATCCCCCGATAGTTCCTCGGGTGCAATCCATGTGAATTTGAAGTCATTAGGTAAGTTGAGCAATTGTTTCATCGCAGACTTTCCGGGGTCTCGAATATCTTTGTAATATTGAATACCTCTCTTGTGCGCCTCGCGCTTCTTCTTGTTACACGATTGACACAATGGCTGGAAATCTGAGATTTTGAGATCGGATAAGGCGATCGTATAATCATCATTCACGTGATCACATTCGATTCTCCGATCTTCATCGCAAATGAGGCATCTCGCACCCGGTCCACATATTACGGAACGTATATCATCGGGTATAGTCCGTGAATTTGATTGTAGGCGTCCCCATACATATAAACCCAGTACTTTACCCTCTTTTGGGTGTGGTAAAGTGGATATATCTAATTTTTGTTGTTTATATTTTTCTTCATCCTCATCCTTTAGATTCTTATGAAGGGGTTTGGTTTTTGTTGTGTACACAACAGTGATCCTGAACAACTTTTCAAAGTGGGTTCGCCAAGCACCGCCATTATTCGTGACATCGAACAGTTTCAACTCAATGAGACGGTTCGTGTGAATAAATGGCTCAGTGAAGACTTTAGTCTCCACCAAAATTTTACCTAAATTAGTCATCTTCATTTGTTCTCTAATTGCATTTCACTTAAGTTCTTAAAGTATTTTTCATCCAATTCAGACCCAATGAATTTCCGCCCAGTCTCCTTACAAGCAATAGCTGTCGTCCCACCACCGAGGAATGTATCTACTACCAGATCACCTTCATTTGAATGTTTCTTGACGAGTTCTTCGAATAATTTGATGTTCTTTTGGGTGGGGTGAAACCGGTTCTTACCCCCTTGGATCGGGAACTTGTATATACCGTTATCATACTCCCCATTGAAGGTTGGTTTTCCTTTCTTTACCCCCAAGAGGGCAATCTCCCGGGAGTTTGTCAGATAATTCACACGGGAATTGATAGGTTGTGGATTTGTTTTGATCCATTCAATAAAACGCAACTGTTTGAACTTGTGTTTCTCCATGATTTCTTTGAGATGTGACAACTTCCAAAGATCGAAAAAGATGATACACGTCCCACCATCCCTCAACTTTGTATAGTACAACTTCACAAACTCTTCGAGAGTATTCATCGTAAACTTTTCATCCCACTCACCATAATTTGTTTTCACACTATACTTGGTCCCATAGATCGTTCCATATTTCATGTAATTCTCCATCGCACCAGATGTGGTTTTTGCAGCCTCATTTTCCCCGAGGTACTTGTTCCACTCCTCTTCAGTCTTTGTGAGATTCTTCCCAGATTCAATTGCATCGTGGAGAGTGTTCATACCTGTTTCGTGTGAAATGATATAAGGTGGATCGGTCAGAATTAGGTCTATGGATTTATCATCCAGTGAATTCAGGAGATCAATTCCATCACAATGACGGATGTCCATATAATTTATATATCAATAGATCTTTAAAGCCATTAAAATAGATAAAGATTCGTGGAGTATGATTGATAGAAAAAGATGTATTCTATTGCATCAACTAAACCAACCCACCCAGGTACTAAGGAATATAGACACCTGAAAAAAACACTAAGAAATTCAACTGCTGGATATGGTTCAGCTCTCAGTGCAACCTATTTCATCACTCAAGGGGCTGAACAGGGTGTGTCTGTTACTCTCGGTGCACTCGCATCCTATGCCTATATGAACCTTCTCTGTGACCGTGTAGATAACTATGAAAATGCGAAATTTCAAAAGGAGTTTTTAGCACCTTTGGGTGCGGCTGCTTTTGAAGTGTCGTGGAATAATGCACCATTTGCATTCGATTTTGATTATGGTGCTACATTTGTGGGGTTCTTGGCTTACAAATTCGCCCTAACAACTGTACTCTATGAAACGGTTAGATCTATGATGTTGTCAGATAGTAAATCGTTTTACGATACAACACCCAAAGAGTATAACAATCTAGACGATTGGAATGAACAATATGGAGAAATTAAAATTGAAGTCGACGAAGTTCACGAGCCACAACCAGTACATGACGAGGAGAACGACTAGTAAATAATGCACGCAATTTGGTTTTATTAGAATTTGAGATTTTCATGGCATCTATACGTTTAACAGCATCATCCTTGGTGACACCTTTACTTCTACTGGGTGCACCAGCTTTCGTTTTAATAGAAGTACACAACTGCTTAATTGTCTTTTTTGCTGGGTCGGGAACACCATATTTTTTCGCAACCTTCACAACCTCCTCCTTTTTGTGAAGACGGCACTTACGCTTACCAAGTTTTACATCACCCGCCTTGTCGATAGAAACGAATAACTGGGTCATCTTTAATTAATACATAGAAAAAAGTTTCTCTAGTCATTTAATGATTATAGAACAACTCGATACGATGGAACATTCAATCTAGAAAGCTCACGAGCAACCTTCACTACACGACGGGGGGACATGGGACCATTATCAACCCTGTACGTAAGCATACTCTTGACATTACGGGTGAGACCCTTCATCGCCTCGATACGCTTCCTCGCCTCCTCCTTGGTGATGGGTTGGGCCTTCTTAGAGGGTTTGGGTTTGATATTCAATTGACGCAACTTGGCGATATTGGAATTCCTGGTCACCATACTGTTCATGAAATTCTTTATACCCTTTTTCACAACCATCTTCTTTATCGCAGTCTTCATACAAGGGGATGATTTCTTTTGCTTTGTGCACGGGCAGGCAGTGCGCTTTTTAGCCGCCTCGGGGTACAACTTGGCTAGGGGAATGTTGTTCATACCATCATTACTCATTTTGGCCTTCCTCTTAATCGAGCTACACAACTGCTTAACAGTCTTCTTTGCGACACTGGGAACACCGTAATTTTTCGCAACCTTCATTACATCTTCCTTCTTGTGAAGACGACACTTACGCGTACCGAGCTTGAGATCACCGGCCCTGTCTACAGAGACGAGTACTGGAA